CACCAACGACAGCATTAAGTCACTGGAAGGCTTTGACCGGGCGTGGGTTGAGGAGGCGCAGAGCATCAGCCAGCGCAGCCTTGATATGTTGCGGCCGACTATCCGCAAGCCTGATTCGGAGTTGTGGTTTAGTTGGAACCCGGCGTCAGCGAATGACCCCATTGACCAGTTGCTGCGTGGCGACAATGCCCCGCCCGGCGCGGTCGTGGTGAAGGTCAATTGGATGGACAATCCGTGGTTCCCTGACGTACTCCGAAAGGAAATGGAGTTTGACCAGCGGCGCGACCCCGACAAGTTTGCTCACGTTTGGGGCGGTGCGTACCTTACGCGCAGCAATGCTCGCGTATTCCGCAACTGGCGGGTAGATGAGTTTGAGGCTCCTGCTAATGCGGTGTTCCGCTTTGGCGCGGACTGGGGCTTTGCTACCGACCCAACCGTGCTGATCCGGTGCTACGTCGAGGGCAGGACGCTGTACATAGATTACGAGGCGTATCAGGTGGGCTGCGAGATTGTGGATACGCCTGACCTGTTCCTGACCGTGCCGCAGGCTGAGAAGTGGCCCATCGTGGCTGACAGCAGTCGCCCCGAAACCATCAGCCACATGAAGCGCAACGGGTTCCCCAAGATACTGGGGGCGGTCAAGGGGCCGCGGTCGGTTGAGGAGGGCGTTGAGTTCCTGAAGTCTCACGACATCGTGGTGCATCCGCGGTGCCAGCACGTTATCGACGAGTTGACCCACTACGGGTACAAGACTGACCCCATGACGAGTGCCGTGCTGCCCATCCTTGAGGACAAGCACAATCACCTCATTGACGCCCTGCGCTATGCCTTAGAAGGCACGCGGCGCATCCAGCAGCAGAAGCCACCCAAGGTCGTGATTTTGCCCACTGCCAACCGCTGGTAGACAATCCAGCCCAAACGCGAGGGCCAACATGGCACGGATTAGCAATTCTCAGCGACTGTTGGCCATTCACGCGGAAGCGATGGCCGAGTTCGACCGCATCCAGACCGCGCTGAAGGACGAGCGGCAGCAGTGTCTGCAAGACCGGCGCTTCTACTCCATTGCCGGCGCTCAGTGGGAAGGCCCAATCGGGCAGCAGTTTGCCAACAGGCCCAAACTGGAGGTCAACAAGGTGGCGCTTGCCGTCACCCGCGCTATCAGCGAGTACCGCGCCAACCGCATTACGGTGGACTTCGTCAGTAAGGACGGCAGCAAGGACGATGGTCTTGCCGACGCCTGCGATGGCCTGTACCGGGCGGACGAGAAGGACAGCGGGGCAGAGGAAGCCTACGACAACGCCTTTGAGGAAGCCGCGGGCGGTGGGTTTGGTGCATGGCGCCTGACCACGGTGTACGAGGACGAGGGCGACCCGGACGATGACCGTCAGCGCATCCGCATTGAGCCGATATTCGATGCCGACTCCTGCGTGTTCTTTGACCTCGATGCCAAGCGGCAGGACAAGGCCGACGCCTCGTGCTGCTACGTGCTGACGGCAATGACCCCGGAAGCGTACCGCGCTGAGTGGGACGAAGACCCGTCCACGTTCCCCAAGGATGTCAGCCAGACCGAGTTTGACTGGTACACGCCGGACGTTGTGTTCGTGGCGGAGTACTACCGGGTTGAGGAAAAGGCCGAAACCATCCGCATCTACCGGATGCTGGACGGCAGCGAGGAGCGTTACGGCCCGGCAGACTTTGAGGGCGACCCAGAACTTGAGGAGCGGCTCCTTGCCATTGGCGCAGTGGAAGACCGCCAGCGCAGGATCAAGCGCAAGCGCGTCCGCAAGTACATCCTCTCGGGCGCCAAGGTGCTGGAGGATGTCGGCTACATCGCGGGAAACAACATTCCCATCGTGCCGGTTTATGCCAAGCGTTGGTTCGTGGACAGCATCGAGCGTTGCATGGGCATCGTGCGACTGGCCAAGGACTCGCAGCGCCTGAAGAATATGCAGTTGTCCAAACTGGCAGAAATCAGTGCGCTGTCTTCGGTTGAGAAGCCCATCCTGACGCCCGAGCAGATTGCCGGCCATCAGGTGATGTGGTCTGAGGACAACCTCAAGAACTACCCCTACCTGCTTATCAACCCCATCACCGATCAAAACGGCAACCAAGCGCCGTCGCCCCCGGTTGGCTACACGCGCTCTAGTGCCATCCCGCCTGCTATGGCGGCACTCCTGCAAATCACCGAACAGGACATGCAGGACGTACTGGGCAACCAGCAGAACGGCGAGCAGATGGTCAGCAACGTCAGCGGCAAGGCCGTGGAGATGATTCAGAACCGACTGGACACGCAGACCTTCCTGCTGCTGTCCAACTTTGCCAAGGGCGTTCGCCGTTGTGGCGAGATTTGGCTTGGCATGGCCCGAGATGTCTACATCGAAGCCCAGCGCAAGATGAAGTCTGTCGGCTCGCAGGATGAGGTCACCACGGTTGAACTACAGCGCCCAATCATTGATGACACGGGCGCATTGGTACTTCAGAACGACCTGAGCCGGGCGTCCTTTGACGTATCCGTGGACGTTGGCCCGACCAGCGCCAACAAGCGTGCCTCGACGGTGCGTGCGCTGACCTCAATGATGGCAATCTCCGATGACCCGGAAACCAAGATGGTTCTCCAGTCAATGGCGCTGATGAACATGGAAGGCGAGGGCATTGCCGACATCCGCGAACACTTCCGGCAGAAGATGCTGATGATGGGCGTGGTCAAGCCTACCGAGGAAGAGGCCGCGAAACTGGCTGAGATGGCGCAGAACCAGCAGCCTGACCCGCAGGCACAGTACCTGCAAGCCGCTGCCGAGCAGGCGCTGGCCGAGGCTACCAAGGCCCGTGCTGACACCGTACTGACCGCCGCCAAGGCCGAGCAGGCCAAGGCGCAGACGCTCAAGACCGTTGCCGAGACGGACGCAGCGGAGCAGAAGCAGGCGCTTGAGGTGATTGATAAGTTCGGCATCAACCGTCAGGTGCAGTTGCCCGAGGGCAGCGAGGTTGACCAGTTGCTTCAGGCTTACGCTCCCGCGGTGCAGTAATGGCAATGACCCGCCAGCAGCTTGAGCAGCAGTTGGTTGCCGCTCATCGCACCCGCAACGTGCAGGCAGCGCAGCAAGCGGCGTATGCCATTCGGGCGTATGACCAGAACATCCTGTCCGCGCAGGTTCCCAGCATCAACGCGCCGCCGCCGATTGACCGCGTACCGAAGCCGACCTTTGGGTCGTATTTGGAGAACCTCGGCATTGGCTACGGCGAGGAACTGGGCAAGCAGGTTCGTGACATTGGCGGCATGGTTGAGCGCGGCGTTTCTGCGTTCGCACAAGATCCGCTGAAGGCATCATCCGCGGCGTTTATGTCCGTCCTTGAGCCGGCACGGCAGGGCTTCACGCAGCCCGTGCAGACCGCGAAGGACGTTGGCGCTGGTGTCGTTGAGACTGGCCGGCAGATGGCCACGCAAGCGCAGTCTGGCCCGATTGGGCTGGGTGGCGTGGCGGGTCAAATTGTAGGGCTGCCCGGCCCTGACTTGCCCGGTGGCCGCAAGCCGACGATGGCAGAGTTGGACGTATACCACGGCACGCCGCACAAGTTTGAGCCTGAACCAGATGCGCCGCTTGGCAGGTTTAGGTCGCAAAAGATTGGCACGGGCGAAGGGGCGCAGGCTTACGGGTACGGGCTGTATTTTGCTGAAAACCCAGACGTTGCCGGTCAGTACAGGCAGATAGCCGGTCACCAAGGCCCGTTCAATGCCTTCTTGGTGCCGGACGCTGCGTTGCCGGAACTAAATGAATTAAGTTACCAAGCATCACGCTCTGGAAACGATATTGCGTCTAACGTGTACAGCGAATTGGCTACTGGAGACTTTGGCCCAGAACAACTGTTGCGTAAGGCTAGCAAAGAAGACTTACCAGCAGTGCGCGAGGCTTTGGCAAACGCTCAAAAGTTGTTTGCAAAGCACCAAGGCTCTCTCTACAAAGTAGACCTGCCCGACGCCAAGATTGAGCAGATGCTGGACTGGGATAAGCCGTTGGCGGAGCAACCGCAGCGCGTGCGCAATGCGTTCAGTTCAATTTTCAAAGACCCAAATGTTGTTGATGATGAACTGATGGCATGGTTCTCCAGCAATCCAAATGCAAAGGGTCAGGCTCTCTACAATCAACTGATGACCAGCGACCGATTCACGGGGAACGGTCAGAAAGAAGCGAGCAGGGTGCTTGGCGAGTTCGGCGTACCCGGTATCAAGTACCTCGACGCCGGTTCCCGCTCAGGCGAGAAGGGAACCCGCAACTTCGTAGTGTTCCCCGGCGAAGAGCAGAACCTGACCGTGCTTGAGCGGAATGGGGAGAGGGCGGTTGCGCCGGCAACCCCATCAGCGCAGCAAGCGAGGCTCGGGTCGATTGATATACGAAACCTTAGCCCTCAGCAGGCCGCAATAGCGCAGCGTTCGCGCAGCCTTTGGTCGTCTGGCTCTGCGCCAGAAATCATTCCTCAGTTGCTTGGCCCTGATAACACGCCGTTGACCGAGTACTTTGCTCGTAATCCTGACGTTAAGACATTCGTTGACCAGAATCCGGGGGTTGTCTCGACGAGGTTCCCAACGGCAGTAAAGTCTCAGGAAAACCCAAAGTCTGGCAATCTGCTGGTTGACTATTCGGTTGCTAGAAGCGACCCGAAGTCCTTTGAAAAAAATATCGGCATCATGTCCGATTACCCAAACTTCAGAGTTGATACCCGCGGAGGGTATGACCAGCAGGCCGAGCAGATGATTGAGCAGATGCAGAGCAATCTGCTATTCCTGCATGACACGATGCCCCAGAACTACCGGGATCGTTCACACCTTTGGTACGTTGGCGCAAGAAACATTGTTGATTCATGGTCGCCACAGTACGAGCTTCCAGACCAAGCAATAGCCGGCGTTCTTGCTGTACTTAGTCCGCAAAAAGACTGGTTCCAGAATGTTTCCTTAGCGCAGCGCGTCCTTGACATTACGAAAAACCAAAGAGATTTCTCTTGGAACAAAAAGATGGACGCCAAGGCATCTGAGATTTGGGATTCAAAGTACGACCCAGTCTTAAGCTTGGTGAGAAACAAGAAGTTTGGAGAGCTGACCTCGCCTGAAGAGAAGGCTCTGTGGCTTAGAACCTATGACCAAGCGTTTAATCCGCCTGATCATCTCGTGGTAAGCCCAGAGGGAAACTTTGAAGGGCCGCGGCTTACGGACTCCGGTGGACGCAGAAAGATTGCGTGGGGTTCGCTTAACGAAATTGGCAAGGCTGTTGCCATTGTGGACAATCCGGAAATCGACAATATCAGCAGACTGCTTGGCGATATGCACAAGGTACGCAGCTTCTACAGCAACATCTATGCACCATTCGACCCGCGTGGGCCGGCTACAATTGACACCCACGCCGTGGCAGCGGCCATGCTTCGGCCACTGAGTGGCAAGTCGCGGGAAGTGCTGCACAACTTCGGAAGCGGTGTCGTTGGCGAGGGTGGCCCCGGCAAGAGCAGCGTGCTGGGTATGAACGGAACTTACGGTATAATTCTAGAAGCATATCGTCGAGCCGCAGCGCAGCGCGGACTGTTGCCGCGTGAGTTGCAGTCAATCACTTGGGAGGGCGTCCGCGGACTGTTCCCTGACAAGTGGAAGCGGCCGCAAAATGCGGTCACCATTGATGCTATCTGGAACAGATACCGGAACGGCGACATAACACTTCAAGAGGCCCAAGATGCAGTCATCAAAGCAAGCCCAAATAAGGGAACCGGCGTTCCAGAATGGGCAAGATCCGCAAAGTGATGGAAACGAGGACTATGTAGTCAAACTGCTCAAAAAAGCAGGAATGCCAGTCACTCGCCAAAACTACATTGGACTAGCTTACCCGGACGGTTTGCCGGCTGACTTTGGTGAAGAGCAAATCCCCATTAAGTGATTTTGCACTCCCTCGGGCGCAGGGAAGAGAATGCGCCCAAAGGGTTCCGGCTCCCTACACAGCCGAGTTGAGGGGTCACGATATGGCAGACGATTTGGACACGACCGACACCAACGCATTGGCAGACGAAGCCGAAACGCTTGATGACCAGCAGACCGAGACGGCACTGGACAGCGAGCAAGCCGAGGACGAAGTTGTTGTATCAATCGGCGAGGAACCGCCACCTCCAGAGGAGCAAGCCCGCGCCCCAGATTGGGTACGCGAGTTGCGAAAGAGCCACCGGGAACTCCAGCGGAGGAATCGGGAACTTGAGGAAAAGGCAAAGGCCGTTGCGGTTGAGCAAAAACCGCAGGTTGGCAAGAAGCCTACCCTTGAGGACTTGGATTACGACGCGGAGCGGTACGAAGCAGCACTGTCGAGTTGGTACGACCAGAAGCGTCGCGCTGACGAGGTAGAGGGAAAGGCCAGAGAAGCCGCCGCAGCGCAAGACCGCGCTTGGCAGGCAAAACTGGACTCCTACGGTAAGGCGAAAGCCGAACTGAAGGTGCGGGACTTTGAGGACGCCGAGCATTTCGCTCAAGAGACGTTCTCGGTCACGCAGCAGGGAGTGATGCTGCAAGGTGCTGAAAACCCCGCGTTGGTCATCTACGCGCTCGGCAAGAACCCGACCAAGGCCAAGGAACTTTCCTCGATTTCCGACCCCGTAAAATTCGCCTTTGCCGTTGCCAAACTGGAAGCCCAGTTGAAGGTAACGCCGCGAAAGGCACCCCCGCCACCGGAGCGGGCTGTGCGAGGCACAGCGCCAGTTTCGGGAACGGTTGATTCGGCATTGGAACGCCTGCGCGAAGAAGCGGCACGAACGGGTGACATGAGCAAAGTCATGTCATACCGGCGGCAGCAGAAAGCGAAGGCAAAGTAACCTACACACTTTCGGAGATTTAGATCATGGCTAATGCATTTTCCAAGGAAGAACGAGTTGCCTTTGAGGACATCCTTGAGGGCTTTCAGGACGCGCTCGTACTAAGCCGCAACGTCTCGCTGTACAACACGAACAGCACCGAGATGGAGCGCACCAACAACATCATCTGGCGCCCCGAGCCGTACATCATGCAGTCCTTCACCGGCACTGACATGACCTCCAACTTCAAGGACGACACCCAGTTGGCGGTTCCCGCCACGCTCGGCTTCAGCAAGTCTGTGCCGTGGGTGCTGACCGCGACGGAACTGCGCGACGCGTTGCAGGAAGGTCGCCTCGGTTCGGGTGCCAAGCAGAAGCTCGCAAGCGACATCAACGTGGCCATCAACAACGTCGCTGCCCTTCAGGGTACGCTCGTTGTGAAGCGCACGACTGCCGCCTCGGGCTTTGATGATGTGGCGCAGGCCGATACGCTGATGAACGAAACTGGCGTTCCGCAGTTTGACCGCTACTTGGCGCTGTCCAGCCGCGACTACAACGGCATGGCGAACAACCTGTCGGCTCTGTCGCGTTCGTTTGGCAACACCAAGTCCAACACGGCCTACGAAAAGGCTTACGTTGGCCCGGTGTCGGGCTTTGAGACGTTCAAGATGGACTACGCCTACCGCAAGGCTGCACAGCTTGGCGGCGCTGGCCTGACCATCTCGACGCTTGACGCTGCCGTCAACTACTACATTCCGAAGGCGACTTCGACTGCTGGTACTGGCGAAACGGCAAACGTGGACAACCGTTATCAGACGGTCACGGTTTCCAGCACCACGAACGTGGCTGCCGGCGATGCGTTCACGATTGCGGCGCTCAACAACGTCCACATGATCACCAAGCAGGACACTGGCCAGCTCAAGACGTTCCGCGTCATCAGCGTGACCAATGCCACTACGATGGTCATCAGCCCGCCAATCATCACCAATCAGGTTGCCAACGATGCGTCGGCCCAGTACCAGAACTGCGTCATCAACACGAAGTCGGCCACCTCGGCCATCGTGTTCTTGAACACGGTTGCTGCTCCGGTCAACGTGTTCTGGCAGAAGGACGCGCTGGAAATCCTGCCGGGCCGTTACGCGGTTCCCACGGATGCCGGTGCTGCCGTCATGCGTGCCGCAACGGATCAGGGCATCGAACTGGTGATGACCAAGCAGTACGATATCAACACGATGAAGACGAAGTACCGCCTCGACACCCTGTTCGGTGTGGTCAACAAGCAACCGGAAATGTCCGGCATCATTCTGTTCTCGCAGACCTGATGAAGTTGGAGGGGGTGGCAATCCACCCTCTCCGCTTGATACCCCAGCGTAGCCCCCGCCGCGCTTTGAGGGGAGGCGTAAAAACCTCCCCATTTTTTGGAGAGAATCATGCCGATGAAAAAGGGTTACTCCGCCAAGACTGTCTCCGCCAACATTGGCAGGGAAATGAAGTCCGGCAAGCCTCAGAAGCAGGCTGTTGCCATGGCGCTTTCCTCGGCTCGCAAGTCCGCGGTTGCCGCTGGCAAGCCCGGTAAGGTCAAGCCTGCTCCCAAGAAGAGCAAGTAATGCAGTTTCCGCGCTCCTTGTTCAAGAGTCCCGGCGACCAGTGGGTTGGCGGTGGCTCTTTTGCCATTGAGCATATTGAGGACATGGCGCAGTACCATGCCGCCAAGAAGGCCGGCTGGTTTGAATCTGTCCCTGAGGCACTGGCTGCGTGGAAGGCTGGTAAGGATGCGACACCTGTCGCTGATGATGCGCCACCGACCCGTGCTGAGATGGAACAGCAAGCCAAGACGCTTGGCATCAAATTTGACGGCCGCACCACGGACTCCGCACTGTTGCGGAAAATCTCCGAGGCTTAACGCATGGCCTACACCAAGCGCCAGTTTGTGATTGCTGCCCTTGAGGAAATCGGGCTGGCGTCCTACATCTTTGACGCCCAGCCAGAGCAGTTGCAGAGCGCCCTTGTGCGCCTTGACGCAATGATGGCCAACTGGAACGGCAAGGGCATCCGCTTGGCGTACCCGCTGCCCGGCACTCAGGGCGCATCCTCGCTTGACGAGGACACTTCCGTGCCTGACTCAGCCAATGAGGCTGTCATCACCAACCTCGCTGTGCGCCTCGCTCCGTCCTACGGCAAGACGGTATCGCCTGACACCAAGGCCATAGCCAGAGACGCCTACAACCTCGTCCTATCGCGTTCTACGATGCCTCCTGAGATGCAACTGCCTGACACGATGCCGGCTGGTGCTGGTAACAAGCAGTGGAACGTCTATGGAACCTACATCAATCCGCCTGTTGACCCTGTACTTGTGGGGCAAGACGGCGTTCTGGAATACGATTGATGCCAACTATTAACTACCTTTCGCCAGTGACTAACCTCAAGTCAGGAGATCAATTCCCGATTTGGGTGCCGACGCAGGGTGATACCCGAAAGGGAACCTTGGGTCAGGTGCTGGCCTACGTTAAAGATAATTTACCAAATGACACTGGTATTTCGCAGACAACCGACCCCGGTGATACTGGGTATTGGCCCGACGTAACATCAACCGCTATCATTCAGCGCGTGCGCGACCGGATGTTCCTAAACGACGGCGCGTCCTTTACCGGAAATTTTTCTGGTACTCAAAGCGGCTTTGTTCCTACTAGCGTTCAAGGTGCTAACTGGGCATCGCGGGATTCGTCACTGTTTGTTGCTCAAGACAGCGGCCTAATGGCGGTCACGGGGTTTGTCAGCAATGCAAACATTAACACCGCTGGCGGACAGCCAACTGAATCTATCGGAGTCTCCGGTTTTGCTATTGGCAACAAAGCAAACCGCTCTATTTGGTCTTTGTACGGAGACATACAGTTTACGCAAGGCAACTATGCTTTTGCGCTAGAACTTGCTGTCAAAAACCTTGAAGGCGTTAACCGTAACAGTACGCCTTATGTGTTTACCACTGGAACGTATGGCATTTGGCTTGCTGGCGGTGGAGATGCTACCTATGGCGGCGCTCCTACTAACCCAAGCAACACCGCAATAGCCATCGGCGCAAACGCCAGCACTTGGAACAAAGGCATTCTTTTTCGCTCAGATGGGCTAACCGGAACTGACGGTGTAACAGGAACGGCAACTGCTATTGAGATGGCAAAAGGCCATCAGTTGGTGTGGCGCACGCCAACCAATTACTTAGGCTTTACCATTCGCAGCGATGCTACGAATGACACTGCAAACCTTACGCTTTCTGCTCAAAACAACTACATTGGGCTATATGGCTATTCAGGGGTAATTGCAGTATTTCAGGCTGTTTCCTCGCCTGCCAATTATCTCAGTTTTTTTAACTCTGCGGCAGCATCGTATCCAGCCATCGCGGCTTCCGGTTCAGATACTGACATTGGAGTCTTTTACAGAGCAAAAGGCACTGCGCCGCACAGGTTTTTTTCGCAAGACTCGCTGTCAAACGAAGAGTTTCGTGCTGGCGGCGTCAACTCTGCTCCGGTCAATTACGTCCACGCTTACGGGACAAATGCCAGCGGCGGTCGCGCAGTTTTGTCTGCTACTGGCGCAGACACTAATGTGGATATGCAATTGGTTACTAAAGGCACTGGCGTTGTCAGGTTTGGTACGCACACTGGAACTGCGGACACCGCTATCAGCGGCTACATTGAGATTAAAGATGCAAGCGGCACCATTCGCAAACTTGCGGTGATTTCATGAACGATCAAAAATACTTAGTCTCTGAATCATTGCTTCGTGCAATTCACGAATACCTCATTTTGCGCCCAATGCGAGAAGTAGAACCACTGGTAACTGCTTTACGCAACGTAGACAAAAAAGAATCATCTGATGTACACACTGCTGTTTGAGTGCTACCGCTCCGGTCAAATGTCTGAAGCCGAATGGCAGCAGCATTTGCAGGATGAATTGTTTGCTGCGTGGCTGAAGCGCAGGGAGTCAAAATAGTGCCTACCATCAATAACCTTTCCTCCGTCAGCACTGTCACCGCTGGCGATCAGTTCCCGCTGTACTCGCCAAATAACGGCGATGCCCGGAAGGCGTCCATGTCGCTCATCATGGATTACGTCAACGCGAACCTAGACGCGGCGTATTCCACCGTGCCGGCCACCAAGACCTCTGACTTCGTGCTGGGTGCTACCGAGCAGGAAATCATCGTGAACAAGGCATCGTCCTGCACTGTGACGCTGCCCGCTGCCTCGGCTTGGACTGGGCGCATCGTGTGGTTTCGCACGATTCAGGCGCAGACATTAGTATCTGCATCAAGCAACGTCGTTCCGCTTGCTGGTGGCGCTGCTGGCACTGCCATCCTAGCGGCAACTGCCGGAAAATGGGCCAAACTGGTCTCTGACGGCGCAAATTGGCAAATTATGGCTGCGGCCTAAGGGAATTATCATGACTCAAGCCACCACCTTTGCTCCGAAGTTTGGCTCCGGCATCACTGTGTCGCCGGGTGCGGCTTCTGCATCCTCGCTTATCGGCCTGAACAACAAGTCGGTCTGCATCACCAACCTGTCCTCCTCGGTCGTGTCCTACGTCCGCACCGGGCTGACCGGGCTGACGGCAACCTCTGCCGACTACCCCATCCCGCCCTCGGCGCAGGTGTCCATCAGCAAGCCTGATGATCACGACTTCATCGCCTACATCGCCCCTGCTGGCGGTGGTTCGCTGCACATCATGGTTGGCGAAGGGTTCTAATCAATGTACGTCCGTCCGCGTCCTCGGTTCCGTCCGCGTAACGCTGGCGGCGTTGCCTTCTCTCCGCTCTCGCTCTTCACCAGCGGCGTGCAGGGCGCGTGGTACGACCCCTCCGACTACAGCAGCCTGTTCCAAGACTCCGCAGGCACGACCCCCGTCACTGCGGTGGAGCAGCCTGTCGGGCTGATGCTGGACAAGAGTCAGGGAGCAACTCCCGGCCCAGAACTGGTTCCTGATTCATCGTTCGACACGCCCGCATCGTGGACGCCAGAAACGGCAGACTGGGTTGTTTCTGGCGGCAAAGCGACCTACACCAAGCCCGGCGCTGGCGTTCAATACCTGCAGTCCAACGACAACATCAGCATCGTTAGCGGAACTTGGTACAGGCTTACGTTTACGATTTCCGGTATTGCAAGCGGTAACGCTATCTTTGGTCTGTTTAACAAGACCGCTTCTACAAACTACCTTGGCGCTTATCAGACAATTTCTGCCAACGGTACTTCCTCAATCTACTTTCTTGCTACGTCATCCACAACCGGCATCCGCATTTACGGAAACGCTGGCGGCACGGCAACATCGTGGAGTTTTGATTCGTTCAGCATTAAGGCAATCGCAGGCAACCACGCCTCGCAAGCCACCACCGCCTCGCGCCCTGTGCTGCGTGCGCGGTACAACCTGCTGACGTATAGCGAGCAGTTTGATAATGCGGCGTGGGCAGTTGTTGGACTTGCACGAACAACAAACACGACAATTGCGCCGGACGGCGCCACTACTGCCGATACCATTACTGGAAATTCTACGAGCAACGCCATTTTATATACGCTTGGAGCGTATACGGCACTTGCTGGCAATGTAACTTTGTCTTGGTACATTAAGGCTGGAACTGCTGACTATGCTGTTCTAAGTCTTTGGCAAGGGTCGGGAAACAACGGTGTTAACCTTTGGGTCAACGTGCAGACTGGCGCAGTCGGCAGCAATTCAGTAACGGCTGGGTATACGTTTGTATCCGGTAGTTCCACGGCAGTCGGTAGCGGCTGGTATCGCGTTGTTGTTACCGGCACAGTTCCTGCTGGCTCTTTGTTTTTCTCGCTGCGCTTGGTCGATGGCGACAATGCCTTTGCATACACCAACATCGTTGGCAAGACGCTATTCGTCTGGGGCGCCGACCTCCGCACCGGCTCCTCCGCAGGCACCTACCAGCGCATCGCTGCGGCGACGGACTACGCGACGGCGGGGTTCCTGCCGTACCTTGCGCTGGACGGCACGGATGACTCGTTTGGCACGGGAAGCATCAGCTTTACTTCAACCGATTCAGTCGCGGTATGCGCGGGCATCACCAAGAACAGCGATTCGGCAACTGGAATGGTCGTTGAACTAAGCGACACCATCAACAGTGGCAGTTTCAGAATTGCTGCGCCGTTTGGCGGCGGTGCTGCTAACTTCTACTTTGAAAGCATGGGCACTACGCGAAGCGCGGCAACTGGAACTACGTTTGCTGCACCAATTACCGCTGTTGTGACTGGCTTCGGGACCATATCGACAGACCAGAGCATTTTGCGGGTCAACGGGACGCAATCGGCTTCCAACACAGCCGACCAAGGCACTGGCAATTACGG